AAAACTTACGCCATCTGTTTGGATTTCACAGTTTCCAGAAGTGCTGCCATTCCAACGCAACACTGGGTTTGTTGCGCTAAGATTTAGCAAGGTTGCAGGCGAACTCGTACCAATCCCCACGTTGCCTGCGGAGGTGATGCGGAGGCGTTCAGTCGGCGTAGCAGAACCATCAGAGGAAGTGGCAAACACCAGACGCCCCGGCATATCAGCAGAAGCACCGGGGGTTCCGTCTACTGCACCTTGAATGTAGGCAGCGGTGTCGTAGCCTGTGCCGTTCGCTCCAGAGAATATCAAACTGCCTAGCGGGTCGCCAGAAGTGACAATGGTGTTTGTGCCAACAGTAGCGCCACGAGAATGGGCAAGATAGATATTTGGGCCACCAGAAGCGTTCACGTATCGAACCATCGAGAAATCGGTGGCTGTACCTTCGTACTGAAGGCTTCCAGCAAATGCGGCGTTACTTGCGGCTGTCCCAATCAGCACTCGACCAGCAAAATAGTTCGCCGCAGTCCCTGACGCATAGATATTCCACTTGTTTGTGCCGGAGGAAACCTGCGAGGTGATGCCGTAGTTGTTGGTGCCAGAGGTCAGGTCGGGGATGCGAAGGCCGTGCTGAGATGTAAGCGTCCCTGCGGTAACCGTGGCATTAATCGCAGAGAAGTGATCTATGCTCGCTACAGTGGCGGCTGGAGCGTTGACTGTAGGGACAGAGTTGAATCCTGTGAAGTTTGTATCATTGCCTGCTGATGTCCTCGTTGGCGCGGAATAAACACCGTGAACCCCCGTTGTCGATGTTGGCCCTGCGGAAATTGCCGCATTCACCGCCCTATTAGCATTAGCCGCAGCACCACCAATACCCATATACCCATTCACCGTCACAGTGTCAGTGGAGGCATTACCCAGCGTGGTGTTGCCGTCAACGGTGAGAGCGCCTGTGGTAGCCAGAGTAGAGCCGTTGTAGGTCAAACCAGACCCAGTGGTCAGGACATTAGAGCCGTTGAGGTAGGCTACTCCGTTGGCTGTGCCGCCAGAGAGGATTGGATTTGCACCCAAAGTAAGGGTTGTGCCGTCAAAGGTCAGGTTTGCCGAGTCGGTTAGCAAGCCGCCTGTGGTGGCGTAGGTAACTCGACCGGAGGTGAGGCCAGTATCGGTAACAGAGGTGAAAACGCCAGCGCCACTGGTATTACTGATTTTTATGAAGTCAGAGCCGTTCCATGCAACTACAGCGGACTCTCCTTTAAGAATAGTCACACCTGTTGTCGGGCCAACTCCCCTAAAAACGATTGATTGAGTTCCGCCGGAGGCGTTAATTACGACATAAGATTTGGATTGAGCAGGGGCAGTGATGTATCGCGTTACTGTTCCTGAAGCTGGATTCCATTTAATAATGGCTTGTCGGGCTTCATTAGAAGCGCCGGAAGTTGTAGACAAAACAATGTCTGCATCAACCGTAATGCTTGTTGTACCTGCAACAGCGGTATCCAACAATGAGGTGATGGAATCATTCACTGTGTCGCCCCATGTGCCTGTAAGCTCCCCTGTAACCGGGAGAGCCAAGCCAAGGAGAGAGGTATAAGAAGTTGTCATGTCAGTTCCTTATTAAACAGTTGGCACTTTTTCCCAGTCGAGGGCTTGAGCGCCTGAAATTCCAGACCATTCAGGGTCTTGATCATTACCGATATTTTGCCAGTTTGCAGTTCCACTATTTGAAATTGCCGCCCATGTCGGTGTTTGTTCATCATTTACATTTTGCCAGTTAGCGACTTGGTTGTCATCAATTATTTCCCAAAGTAGCCTGACAATAAAAGCGTCCAGGGCCGTGGCGGTGTTGTTTGTATAAACATTGAAAATAGCATTGTTTACAACAGTTTGTACAGAGGAGGCAGCAAGTTCATTTATTCTTGCGTCCAATACATGCTGGGTATTTGGTTCGCTGTCTGCCGCTATTGCAGACTCAGTGACCGGGATCACATAATTCATTTGAACTAAATTTGTTTCTGATCCAGTAGCCAATTCATTTATATTTGCAAAATAAGCAAAAGAAGCATCCAACGTTTCTATTGCGGTAATTATTTCTTCGATACTACAAACAAATTCTTGTTTGGCAAAAGCAAAATCAGATGCGGTACTAAGTTCAGACACACTGCAAACAAAGTCCTGTTTTGCCAAAATAAATTCTGAAGCGGTTGCAAATTCAACAATTGATACGTTTAAACTGCTTCCAGATGGATCAAATATTTCCAACCCAGAAGCACCTTCTTCCACTCCAGAATAGAAATTATGGAAAGGGGCCAGCGCATCTATACCTTGAGCGGTTTCATCAACAAACGTATTGAATGTATTACCAGATGTTACTTTTGCCTCAGAAACAATAATTGTTTCTTCTATTGCAGAATCAAATATTTGCTGGGCAAAGACATTTTCATAAACCGTAACTACATCTGATACTGAGGTATTTAGAATACTTCCGGCAGAATCTGTTGTTTCAGTTGCGGAAACTAATTCTGAAACTGCTGTGACAAAAACCTGTGCGGATGAAGTAACATCCAAAGCTGTGCCGGTTTCGGCTATAGATGAGTTATAAGAACTACCTGCGGCTGTTTCTGTATCAGAGGATGTAGCGGTTTCTGAAGCATCCCGGTAATAAACCGACATGCCCCACCCAGCTTCGCCCCATGCGCCAGAGCCCCAGCCGCCTTCAGCCATCTTAAGCCCCGGTCAGCTCATCTTCTGCAAACCAGCGTTCTTGCGTGTGGCCTTCAACATCAACCCACTGAAGAAGATACGATACTACCCCAGTATCTTCATCCATGCGGAACTTGATTACCGGGCCTTGAGGCACAACGGCTTTTAATTTGACCACATCACCTTTTACAAACTTGGTAGCCATATGGTTCTCCTTATGCTGCGTCAAGGCTGAAAGTGTAAGTCACGTTCAGGGTATCTCCGCTTGCAACCACGCGATCTCCGGGAGCGGCAAAATCTGAGGCTGAAAACAAAATGCCTGTTGTACCACCTTTTGTGCTGTTGCTTATTAAAAAAGCCCCACCAACAGTAGCTGTGCCATTGATATTAAACGCTGCGGGTGAACCGCTGTTTGTGATCACAGAAGGGTCTGCGGCAGTTGCAGCGCCAAATGTGCAAGCTGGGCGAGTTGCATTGCTATAGGGCGTGATTTCAGTCCACCCTGCATGAGAAGCCGCAGTATCGCTTGCAGCGGGATTGTTACTTGCCGCAGCACCATACAGACCAATGTACCAAGCGGCAGTATAGCTTGATCCGCTGAAATATTTGTCGTTCATGTCTTGCAGTCCGACGTTTACAACAAGATTACATAGTGATTCTGCCCATCTGATATTTCCTTCAGAATCTCGGCATTCAATCGTAAAAACACCGCCAGCCTTGGCGTGGCCATCAGTACCTGCGGCACGGGTAAGCTTAGAACCCACCACATCCTGAGAAACTGCTTTATCGTTTAACATAAAAACTCCTTAAGAAATTCGGATGAGCGCACTATCAAAGTTATTGGGAGGAAGACTTATTTGAAGCTGCTGGCTAAGCATGGTCTGATCAATTCCGAAATTCAATACCGCAATTGATTTATTGCTTTTAGAAAAATTATAAATTAATGCACCACGAGTGCTAAAAGTGGCAGCATTCCAAACCGGGTTGTCAAAAGAAGCATAAGCAATCCCATTATTTAAACTGACTGTCACACTTGTAAGTACTTGCCCCCCTGCGCTATACCCAACCCCAGACACTTCTTCTGTAGTTGTGTATTCAGTAGTGTCTGGTGAAAGTTCAGCGTCGGCTGTATATAGGGCGATCTTTATCGTATCGACAATAAGATCATGAACACCTAATAAAAGCTGTTCTTTAAAACTATTTGTAAGGCCAGCTACTATCATTTATTACCTCACCGGTATTTTTACCTGACCATCTTGATAAGCATCCCCCCGTTGCTTACCATCCCCCAGATACTTCAATAAGCCTAATGCTTCTTTAAATTTTGTGTCATAAAGCGCCATCATGTCTTGTTCACCTTTCATCCAGGTGTACGCTTCAACAAGCGCCCCATACAAAAGCACAGTGTCAAAATTATCCCCCAACCAAGAAGTATTGGCTGTGACAATGGATTCAGGATAATAATAAAAATGCAACTCTGCTCCATAAGAAGCATCGGGGGTAGGTCCTAAAATAAATGTCAATTCGTCTACATTGTCACTATTAGGCCCAAATATTGCATAATATTTAGGAACTCCTCGATACAAAGGATTTGGATACACTTGTCTCATGTAATTTACGTCTCTATTAAGCAGATAAACGTAATCACCTTGAAAAGAAACAGTTCCAGACACTGTTCCAGTATTTGATTCGCTTAGAGTAATTGTTGTACCATCAATTTCGACTATTGACGCCCCAACAGCGATATGTGTGCCAGTGGCATACATGCCAACCGATAGTTCAGAAGCATCAGCTACTTCAATATCAAATTCCCCAAAAACGCCGGTTGCTGTAGTACTTGGATTGGCATATATTGCCAAAGAATAAGTTGACAAAAAATCTGCTGGGCAACTTAAATACTTATTTCCAGCAACTAAAACCCCCGTCATGTTTTTTCTTAAGTTGGCAATTTGAACAGTGTTATAAATACGTTGTTCAGCCTGCCTAACAAACGTAGGAATTTCAGCAATGAAATCGTCGCCAGTATTGTTTGTATAAGACTGCAGAGCGTTACTTAATTCGGTGTAGTTCATGTGATTTCCGTTGTCACCGTTCCAAGTGAAGTACCTGCAATAAGCGGTTTTGCTGGTGGCA